CGATCAGGAGGAACAGAATGAAGGCAAATCAAGAAGTTCGCTTAGGCGATTGCGTTTACTGGTATTTAGACCCCCTAAATCCTGGCGATCCACAGCTAGGCTGGGTGTGCCGAAGACCGGGGCAAAGCACGGTTTCTATCCTTGTTTTTGCTCCAGATGTTGGATGGGTCGAAAAACCCAGTGTTCGTCACATAAATGATACAGGGCTACTTGAAAATCCAGCTTGGCAGGAATGGGGATGCTGGGACTTCGCCGATTGGATGAAGGACCTGAAGAAAGCCAACACTGTCAAGAATATCGTACAGAGTGAGCGCAGCAAGGTAAAAGCGAATGTCTAATGAACAACCGGAAGATGTACTGAAGTCTATTGCTAGAGGTTGGTTGAAGAAGATTGAGTTAGCTAAAAAACACAAGCGGCCTTTCACAGAGGACGCTCGTGAAGCTATGGACTTCTTTGATGGTCCTCAGAACTGGTTCTGGAAAGAACAGTATTCAAAGAGTGAGTATGGGTACAACAGATCCATCGCTCCCCCCGGTTTCCGCATGCAGGTAAACCGAGTCTTTGAAGCGGTTAAGCTATTTGCTTCAGTTATCTATCATCGCAATCCGGTTCGGTCAGTTAGTCCCAACAAGTATCCCACGCTAACGCCAGAGTCTATTGGGCTGAATCCTGAAGACCCTATGGCTATGCAACAATTTGAGATGGCTACTCAGCAAAGCGACATGCTTAAAAGTAATCGCTCAACAGTTGCACAGCTCATGGCAAGATTGCTGAACTACACTCCCAATGAGCTTGACTTAAAAAGCCATTCTAGGCGAGTTGTAGATGAAGCAATTATCAAGGGTATGGGTGTTTGGTGGACAGAAATGGTTACGTTTAGTAACGGTCGCCGCATGGTCGGTTCGTTTGCTGATTCAGTAGACAACCTGATACTAGACCCAGACGCAACGGAGATTGAAGACATCTTGTGGTGCGCGAGGCGTTGTGTTCACCCTATTGACGTCGTGGCTGAAAAGTACGGCGTTGATAGGGAGAAGCTCAAAGGAAACCTTCAGGGAAGGAATGCAACTCGCTCTGGCGACGGTTCAGGAATGCTGGAAGACGACAGCTCCCTTGATTACAAGCAAGTTGGCAAAACAAACGAGCTTGTCACTTATTATAAAATTTGGTCAAAGACCGGAATAGGTGATCGCCTGAAAGACATGCCTAAGGAGGTAAGAGGCATCTTTGATGGTGTTGGCGAAAACTGTTATGTGGTAGTAGCACAAGGATTGGACGAGCCACTAAACATACAACCTAATCTCCTGCAGGAGCCTGTTGATCCAGAAACAGGATTGCCTCCGAACTTATTCAGGTCAGTTCAGTGGCCTATCCCTTTCTGGGCAGAGAACAACGGATGGCCGTTCACTGGTTTGGCGTTTCACAGGAAGCCTGGGTACGTTTGGCCCATCTCGCACATTAAGCCAGGGATACCTGAGCTCAGGTTTCTTTGCTGGGCGTTTTCGTTCTTGGCTCAACGTGTTGCTACAAGCTGCGAGACTCTCATTGGTGTAAGTAAGTCAGCTGATCAGGATATTAAGGATCAGATACTTAGTCAGTCAGAAGCTGGATTTAAGATTGTTGAAGTATCAGAAATGATGGGACGGTCTGTAAACGACCTTATCTCAGTGTTTCAATTACCAGACGTTACTGGGGAAATCTGGGGCGTCATTTCAGCAGTCACTGACATGCTGGACAAAAGACTTGGAATGACTGAGCTGATCTATGGTTTAACGTCTAGTCAGATGAGATCAGCAACAGAAGCTTCAGTTAAGTCTGAGCAAATCAGTGTTCGTCCAGACGACATGGCCGAGCAGCTAGAGAACTCCATGAGTCAGCTTGCTCGAAAGGAAGCTATTGCTTCCCGTTGGCTTTTAGAGCCAGAAGACGTCGCGTCTATCTTGGGTCCTATTGGTGTTTACGCTTGGCAGCAATACATCATGCCACTTGATCCTTCAGAGGTTTCTCACGAATACGACTACAGGATTGAGAGTGGAAGTGCTCGCAAGCCTAATAAGGCTACTCGTGTCGAGCAGATGAACACTGCATTGCAAACCCTTGGTCCGGTTTTACAGCAACTAATACCAATGGGCAATGTACAGCCGTTCAACGCCTTGGTTATGGATTGGGCGGATTCTATGGACCTTGATGCCACGCCATACCTGATTCCAGAAATGGCTCCGCCGCAACCAGAACTTCCTCTTCCCGAAGGTGGGCAGCCATTGCCGTCGCCGGAAGAAGCCCAGTCTGTAGTGGATGCGGGTGCTGCACCCGAAGCACCGGCTGAAGAGCCTCCGCCACAAATACCTCAGGAGCTGCAAGTATGACTGCCGCATTCGACAAACACTACCCGTTAGAGATAGCACGACAGGGACACCACGTAAGAGCCGCATACGACAGAATGATTGCAGACGGGCAAACCGAGCAATGGGCCGTCATGTGTGCATTACAGCAGCCTCCGGGCACAAAAGGCTCGGACAGGGCCTTTATGGAGGGGCGAAATAATATGGAGTGGATGAATAATATGCCCCCACATCAAGCAGCACGAATGGTCCGGGAAGCCGCTGCATCGGGCATAAATACTTCAGGCAAGTTTTATATGGGGGGCATTGCTGACAAACGCGGACACCGCGATCCAGAAGCATGGGTTGGTTCAGTAGATGATGTGAAACATGTCGCAAAACGTCGAAATCTTGAAGTTCACGGAAGCGTGGAATACACCCCACCTCAAAAAGATACCCGAAAGAAGAAGGTCGATATTGCACCAGACATTCTTGCCGAACAGGTTAAAGCTGAACGCAAGAAGAATCCCGATCTATCAATGGGTGATGCCACGGAAAAAGTTAAAGACAAGATCGTTCCTCGCTGGAAGAGAAAGAAGAAATAATGCCAAATAAGATTGAAAGACTTAGTAGCGTCACCTCGTCATTGTCAATTACTGCAAGCGCCTCAACAACACCCGTCATTCCGTTTGGTGCTGCGGCTGGAGGGACTGTATTCGTCGATTCGGTCAGTGGGGCAAGCTCAATATCTTGGGTCGTGATGCACGATACGGAAGGAACGAACTACGCTACGAGCGAAACTACCAGCGTGTCTGCGTCAAATGCGTACGCAATTCCAGACGCTCTTTATGCTGCACCGTTCCTCAAGGCTGTATGCAATAGCGGTACGGCAGTCATTACGGTTAGCGTTAAAGGTTAATTCGCATGGCAATGGACCACAAAAAGATGCGACCAGCTGCTTCTGGTGGCGGAGGCGGAGGAGGACCGACTGCACCGTCTGTACCTCAAAGTCTTTCTGCGACTAGAGGAAATGCTCAGGTTGCGTTGTCGTGGTCAGCGCCGTCCAGTGACGGTGGTGCAACAATAACAGGGTATAAAGTTTATCAGAGCACTGATGACGCTAGCTTTACCGAAGTAGCTACTCCATCTGGAACATCGCAAACAATCACTAGCCTTTCAAACGGAACGCCTTACTACTTCAAAGTTGCAGCTGTAAACTCGGTTGGACCTGGTACGCAGACTGCTTCCGTAACTGCCACTCCTGCAACAGCTCCTGCTGCACCTACGAGCGTTGCTGGAACAAACGGAGACACGCAGTCTGTCATCACTTGGACGGCACCGACTAACACTGGCGGCTCTGCAATTACCGGCTACAAGATAAAGTGCGGCACAACAAGTGGCTATCCGGGAAGTGCTACTGTTCATCACCAAACAAACACAAGCACGACGTACACCAAAACAGGCCTGACCAACGGAACAGAATACACCATTCAGGTTGCAGCAGTGAATGATGTTGATGACGGCACATACAGCAGTACGACGACAGCAACACCAGCAGCACCTAGCACTGGAATTACTCCAAACACGGACGGAAGTGCTCGGTTCTACCTTCCTGCATCAGTAACAGTGTTCAAAATATCTGCAAACACAAGCACCGGATACTACAAGATATCGTCCCCTGGAAAGTCGGATGTGATTGGTCAAGAGTACACAGCTACAGCACCAACGTACTACGCGGGTTTGAATAACGGAACTCAAGCTACTGCCAATATTCAAATGACTGGATTGTCGTCGTCTGCGGTTAAGACAGTAACTC